GAAAATGGCGACATCAAGTCCTGCGACTCGCGCCTGAATGACGCATGGTTTCAGGGTGTCCTCGACGCTCTGAAGCCCTACGCTGACGGCCTCATACTCCAGGCCTGCTCCGAGTGGGGGCCGGGCTCGCGCAACGGCGAGTGTTGGAAAAAAGCGGAGCGTTGGTGCGATATGGCGGCGCGACAATGGCCGGGGCTGAAGTCATGGAACAAGGGCGCGAACCCTGACTCCGCTCCAGCGGGGCACATCCTCGACTACCATGTCTCGCGTCTCGACGGGCTGGGGCCGAAGACCAACAAAAACCGGATTGTGACCACGGACACGAGCATGATTCTGAACACGCTTGGCGGGCTCAAGGGGCACATGGGCAATCACGGCAAATTGCGCGAGTTGGTTCGCGCCTGCCGCAAGCAGGGCTGCGGGTTCAGCGGCTACACCTTTTTCGACGCTCTCGACCTGCCGCAGGATTTGGCCGCGATTGATGTTATCGGCCAGGCGTGGCGGGGGTGACAGCCTCTTATGCTGCAATCGCCGCCGCCCTGCGCGCAATTCTAAGGGCGGACCAGTCCGTCACCCCCGCCGAACGCATCCGCCTTATAGTGCTGTTTCTGAATCCCATCATTCATCCTTTCCCCCTTCTTTGACGCATAGCGCGTTGTTCTGCTTACGCCATGTTTTCAGGGCGTCGTTGAGCAAGCAACGGCCCACCCAACACCCTTGCCGGTAGTCGGGATGATACCCCTTACTGCGGGCTATCCTCGTCAATTCACGCCGGACCCGCAGAACAAGAGGGTGCAGCGTACATTCGTTCCGCTTCGCTTCACTCATGCCGCTGACCCTCCGCTCGGGCAGGTCGGAGATGGAGAACGGTTTTCCAAACCCGGTCATTGCCTCTCCTTTCCCTTGACGCATAGCGCGTTGTTGGGGCTACCATCCCGGAGCGTGCTTGCCGTCACCGCTGGCCCCTTGCAGTGCGGCCTGAACACCAGCACGACCATCCTCATGCTCGTCTCGCGACCGGCCTCGTCGGCAAACTTCGGTCTGCCGCGCATGTAGCGGATCTCCGACGCCCGAAGCGCGTAGCGGTGCCACCAGTCAGAATCGTGGTAGTTGCCAGGTATGATCACGACCACGGTTGCGCCACGCTGGGCTTCCCTCCACGCCTTCTCCACCCATCGGCCTTGCGTGGCGTCGAACGGTGGGTTGCACCAGCAGACGCCCTCCCACGGCTGGGCAAGCCCATCCGTTTCGGGCGTGAAGAACCGGGAGCATTGCGCGTTCCACGGCAGGGCGCAAACGTCCGTCTGAAAGCCGAACTCCCGGTTCAGCGTGCCGAACAGGTCCGGCGGCGTCTTCCATTCGATCTTCATTTACCCTCCAATCCAAATCCAGAAGCCCCAACAAGAGGCTGCACGGTACGGGCTACCGCCCGCCCGTGAGCCTCGGCGTTCAACTTACTATACACGATCGCTGGCCTTGCCCATTGCCGCGCCCACCGCATCCATGACGGCTCCCGTTGTCCGTTCCGATCCCGGTACAGCATCGCCATCGGCGTGAATCCAGCATCCAGCGTTTCTCTCATGCGCTTCTCCGCTCCTTCCATCGTGTCCTTCGGCCAGCCGCACAGCACATAGGCCGACAGCACATGGCTGGCCGTAGTAAATCCAGCCTCGCGCAACATCTTCCCCGCCTCGCGCAACGGTTCCAGATCGTCGGGCGTGTCGTAGGCGAAGTAGAGCCGCTGCGGTTTCAGCTTCCGCAGCTCCTCGCAATGCCAAGCCTTGAGGATCTTCGCTTCCAGCCCGCCCGTGAACTTCGGGCGTTCGGGTTGCCGCGCCAGCATGGCGAACACCGCCCGAACATGGGCCTCCGAGCAGGCAAGCAGGTTGTCGTCCAGAATGTCGTACCCGTCCTGAATTGGAAGCTCCCGCACCGTGCCGCCTTCGCGTTTCCAGACCGAGCAGAACCAGCACTTGTTCGGGCAACCCCTGCTGGTGATCGTGTAGCCCTTCCGCACGAACCGCCCCGGCGTGAAGTCCTCTCCCTTCGTCATCAGCGCTGGACCGCCCATCTGAACAGGCGCGACGAACTTCCATTCCGCCGCCAGCTTCTCCGCAAGAGGCAAGTCCCAAGTGAACGCTACGGACAGATGAACCTCGTCGGCCTCGTCGAACAGTCCCGGTCCGACGCCGATCCTCACGCCATCATCATCCGGCGTTGCCTTTGTCCTACGCGGAAACACTCTTATCACCCGTTTCATTATCAGCCATTTGGAGTCGAACAACCGGGTGCAACACTACGCACGGAAGCCGTGCGAGGTTGACCCGTGGGGTGCGTTGGCAATCAAACCACGGTCTAGCGGCTCTTCTCTCCCCGCGGACGGCGTAGTATGGGGTTGCCCCCTCCACCGCTCAGCCGGATTGCCAACAAATCGTTTCACAACTACCTCGCTTCGCTCGGAGCTTGAGCCCCGGCGTTGGGCGATATGATCTTCGCCGCCTCAACCGCCTTCTGCGCCCGGTCCTGCCATGTTCCGATGTGGCCTGGACACAGCGCCGCATGGATCTCGTCCAGTTGCGCGACGAGCCACCGGCAGTTGATCCTCAGTTGGTCTGCCCTCCGCGCCTCACTCTCGACCTTGGCGAGATACTCACGCTCACGGCTGCTCAACATTCGCCAGTTACCGTCGTCGGGACGCCCCGCAGAAACTGGAGGGCATTCTCCATTCGCTTCGCTCATTCCGAAACCCTCACTTCCTTGTTGGCAATCATGGCCTTCCTCCTGTTAAACTGCCTTGCCATCTTACACCTCTTGTTTTAATGGCGGGGTAAGTTCCCGCTCAAGCGCAATGAAAAAGTCTCCGTCCCGCTTTACGATCTGCGCAGCTATCCCGGCGGCAGTGAGTCTTTCCTGTTCAAGTGCCAGCCACTTCGCCCACGAGACAAATCCATATTGCGACTCGATCTTCGTGAAGGGATCGTCCCACTCCGTTATCCGCACCATCGTCATGTTAGCCTCGTTGTTCCACTTTGGTTTGCAGCGTGGAAGGTCTTGTCACCTGCCGCTAGAAGGTTCGCTTCGTGCGTCACAATCAAGAACTGAATCCCGAGCCGCTGGCTGATCTCCTTGAGCATCATCGCTGCCTTGTCCTGCAAGTCAGCGGAGAGGAAACGGAACGGTTCATCCATGATCATTACGGCGCGAGGTTTGGGACGTTTCAAGCTCCACAAGGCAATGCGTAGCGCAAATGCCGCCACGTCTATCACGCCTCCACCTACCGCGTCCATCGGGCTGAGCAGGTTTCCATTCTCGTCCTGGAGCAGCAGGTCAGCCTCAGATCGGTTGCGACGGGTCTCGAACTTGAGGACCATCTTGTATGGATTCGGGAACACGGCTCCCAGTGCAAGCGTGACGAGTTCGCTGATGTGGACTTCCAATTCCTGTTGAGTCAGCTTTGCAACCTGCTGGATGATCTCCAGCGCACGGGCGATGTCTTCCTGCGCTTGCGTTAGCGTCGTCAGCTTTTTCTTCGAGCAGGCAAGTTCGGTCTTGAGCTGATCGCGCCTGCCTGCCTTCCGCTGAAGGTTGGCGCGAAGGTTATCAAATGCGACGCTCATTTCTCCATCTCCTTCTGGAGCGCGGCAAAGGACGCCTGCATATTGTTCCGCAGATGCTCCACGTGCGCTCGCATGGTGCCCAACTTTTTTTCAGCCTCCTTTGCATCCGTGGTGTGAAAGATTTTTTCCATTTGCTTCATCAGCGAGTCCAGCTCGCCTTCCGTTCGCGCCTTCTCCGCCTTCAAATCGTCCAAGGTGCGCTGTAGTTTGAGTAACGCCTGTATTTCTCGTTCATTTTTCATCACCTACCGCCTTCCATGTTATCTCCTCGACGCCGGATCGCTCCTCATTCTGTTTGAAATGCCGCTCAAGATTCTTCTCGAAGGACAGCCGGTCTTCATACTTTTTCTGGGCGCGGGAAATGTACGCATCCATCCGCGCATCCCTAGACTCCCGCTCGACAGCGTGATTGGCAACGATCTTCACCACGCCTTTCTCAACCGGGAGTGGGATGCGTTCGATCATTCCGTCATACCACCCATACACGGCAGGCTCAAAATAAGCTTGATCCGACGTCATCCGCAGCAGCGATCCCGGATTTACCAGCCAGTTGCCAGCGGTGAATTGTTGATGGTTGTCTCCGGTGAGGATTAGGTCATATTTGCTGAACTGCTTTTTCATTGCTCGCGAAGGAGATGCTTCCGCGCCCGGCCATGGCTGCAATCTTTCACAGGTCAGGTGATGCCACAGGAGCACCTTCAGCAGGTTGTCGTCAGAGGGATTTTCCGCTTGCTCCCCGAAGGCATAGCCATAGACCGTTCCGAACCGATCCCCTGCCCGCCGCAGGAACGCCCGTCCGCCGCCAGACAGGACAGTTATCCGCCCCGCTTCCTGAAGGGTGTGCAGCCCCGTCTTGCCAAGCTCCGCGAGGTTGTGTCCCGGAAGGTCGTGCTGGCCGGGCACGACTATCGTTTCGTCGGGCAGGTACTTCAGCGCCAGACTGATCAGCCACGGAGACGGTTTCCAATGGTCGAACAGGTCCCCGGCGTGAAGGAGGATCGCCTGATGTTTTTCACACAGGGATCGAATGAAACGAAGCTTGTTTTCCATTGCTGCAACATACTCGTCTCGCTCACGGCAGGCGGGGATGTCGTCGCGTAAGTGCCAATCGCTGGTAAGGATCAGCCGATACGCCCGCACAGGGGACACCGATCTTTTGATTTTTCTTTCCATAACTCTTCCTGTTTTTCCAATGCGTTCGCGGTCTGTTTCAGCCGGGCAGCTACGCAATTCACCTGTTGGAGGAGGGTCGAGGCATCGTCAAGCTGTTTCTCCTGCTCGTTGAGTTCTCCGATTACATTTTTCAGCGAGTCCAGCCCCGTTTCGATATTGGAAAAGTCTGTGCGCAGCGACGAGATGCGAGCCTTCACCTGCTTGTATTCGTCCAGAACCTCCATTCCAGATTCGGCGAGACTGTCCAGCGCATCCGCTTTCCGCTTCTGTTCCGCAAGCTGATCTGCTCGCGCAAGCCAGTCGTCCAGATTTCGGAATTCGGAAAGCTGCAATTCAAGCTCACGCCCGTGTTGTACTTCCGCGGTGAGTTGCGTTCGGTTGTCCCGCGCCATGCGATTGATGTTTACGAGGGTACTGTCGATCTTGTCCAGGTCGGCTACTTCATTCAGCGTGCGAGCAACCTCGCCGGGGCTGTCCGAGAGGAGGAACGGCGGGTCCATCTGCGACTGCCACGAGAGGTCACTGATGTTGAGGGTCTGCTGAACTGTTTCCGGCACCCCAGTCCCGACGGCGTTCCACTCGCTGACCTCCAGATTTTTCGTCAGGGTGTATTTGCTCGGGCGGTGCGTCAGCAGGGACTCGTCGTCCAAAATGACGCTGACGCTCGTGGCGTCCTTGCTGCCCCACGACCGAAAACCATCCCCGAGGGGTCGGTTTGTCGCCAGCCATTTCAAGGCGCGGATGATGGCGGTCTTGCCGCTGTCGGACTGCCCCGTTATCAGGTTAACGCCGAGGTCGAGGTCAAGCACCGTGTCCGCATGGCTTTGGAAATTGTGGATGATGAGCTGTTTAATCATCGTTCCTCGTCCTCCATCGCCTCCATCCGGCTTTCCAGCCAAGCGGCGTCTTCCGGAGTTAAACCGCCCCACAGGCGGGGCGGGCGGTATGTCCCCGGCTGCCGATAGGCGTTCACCTGATATTTGATTTCCCGCACCGTCCACGGGGACAATGCCATCCCCGCGAGAAAGAAAAACATAAGTGCAAGTGCTTTCACCTATACCTCCTTGATTACCATTTTTCCCGACGCGCACACTCGGCCAATAGTAGACTGTCCGCATCCTTCTGTTTTCTGATTTCAATCGACACGCAAGGAAACAGCCGGAGTCCAATTTCCATGCTCGCCTGTTTGAGTTCCGGCGATCCCTTGATTCCCTGCGGAAGCATAACCTTCTGCCATTGTTTGCTATCCACAAACTGGACGGCCAACCCCTGATTCTCCAGCGCGATCAAGGTCGCCTCAAGGGCGCGGAGTGCGGATGCCGTGGCAACGAACCGCATGGGGTTCACCATCGGTCGTTCGAGAAACACCCGGATTCTTCTGACGTCGTCTTTCCCGTATGCTGTGATCAACGACGACAAAAAAGTGTTCAGAGCCGGGACATTGATTCGGTGAATGTTTTTCTTGGTCTTGGTGTAGTCCTGCATTTCAACAACGGGCATTGCGACGAACGCAACCAGCTTGCCATAGGCATTTATCACTCCTATGCTGCCGCTGACTCCGTTGTCGATCCCAACATAGAGGGAATGTCCGCATTCACCAATGTTTGCTTGCGAATTCATTTAATGCTTTCCCCTCATGCTTTGAACGATCAATTTGTTCCGATTCTGAAATCCGTTTCCCGAAAAACTCACGCGCCCACCGAACGATTCGCCGCAGGATTTCCATTACCGAACGCCTCCCATCTGCGCCAGTTGCTTTCTGATAAACACGATTGAAAATCCAAATCGCTTAACACCTCTCGGATTTTTCCCGGTGCCAGCGAGTCTTGCTTTAGCTCGAATTGAGGCGTACCTGCGAATGGCAGCAGTACGAGGCGGGCATTGCGAAATATGATGTCGGACGATAATGCAATGCTCCTCCACTTTTTGCCTGATACTGGCAACTCGTCCTTCAGGAACTTGATCGCAGTTAGCTCACCCACGCCAGGGACGCCGGGAACGCCATCGCTCGGACATCCGGCAATGGCTTTGACCGCTGGCCACCGACCGGGTTTAATCCCGTATTTGAGGAAGAACAAATTACGAGTAACAATTGACGCTTCCGGCCCTGCTGTGATTTGGCATTGACGATGCCGCAACAATTGATAGAGATCGTGGTCGGAGGAAATGATCGTTGTTGGAATGGCTGCATATCTCGCATCTCCGACGACAGAAGCGATCAGGTCGTCTGACTCGTATCCCGCGCAATGAAGCTGATTTGCAAATCCCATCGCGGGTAAAATCTGGTTGCGCAAAGCATCGAATTGGGCATATATCGCCTGTCGTTCTGTTTGCTCCGCTTCTGTTTGGGGCTTGCGCTTCGCTTTGTACTCCGGGAAAATCAATTGTCGTTTGCCACCAGAATCCCAGCAGAAGACAAATCGGGCGTCTTGGAATCGCTCGAACAAGCGCAGTATTGCCCAGACGAATCCGAAGGTGATTCCAGTTGTGACGTTTCCTTCCTTGCCCGCCATGGCTTTCAGCGCATGGAAGGAGCGATATCCCAACCCGTTGCTATCTACGATTATCATTGCTGTTATAGAATCCTAGTTTTTCGGTCGGAACGGATTTGACTCTGCCGGGAGATTCGGTATCGCTGCCGCCGCGCTGGTCAAATTGGAATTTTTTGCGTTTTTTGGGGCTGTTCGCACGGGACAATGCCCGCTCCGAGAACGGGTCTTTTTCAAGGTCATCATCTGGCAAAATTGCCGTTCTGCATTGCGGGCAGATGTCGTTGAAGAATTTCTTCAGAACGGTGCGATAATGACATTTAGGACACCAAATCATTTCCCCTCTCCTCCATACTTAGGTTTCCGTTTCGTTTCCAATTGGTTCTCAATCCCATTCCATACCTTTTCCATGATCTGGTGGAGTCGGTCTGTCCACCCCTTGCCGTCAATGGCCTCCACGAGTTTGTCCCGGAACAAGGATACCTGAAACTCATGCGCGTCTATCCGTCCGCTTCCGGTCTTCTGCCAGTGTTTTTCAGATATCAAAAAGTCCACGCACGCGCCCACGTCGTCCACGCCGTAATTGTAAAATATCGGTAGGTCAATTTCTCGCACCTTTCCATTAAACTTGTTCTTGGTGATTTTGATCCGGCTCACGATTCCGACATTCCGTTTCTTGTCATTGATGCTGGTAGTCAGTTTTTGGGCAACAGCGAGCCAGCACTCGTAGCTACAATAAAAGTAAAGTGCCTTCCCGCCCGCCCTTGTCTTCCGCTGGAACGACATCGGGTCTATGTTGTCGCGGGTCTGTGAAATAATGATAACCAGCGAGTCGGTCTTCTTAATATCTGCCGCGATCAGACGCAAGAGGATGCTGGCCTGTTTGGCCTTTTCCATTCCGTAGGTGCCCTTGGCTTCCTTGCCAGACTCATGCGCCTTCTGAAGTTCCTCGGCGTGTTTCAGCTCCGCCTCGGTTGTCAATGCATCCAAGCTGTCCTGGATGTAGATGAAAGGCTTGTCTCCCTTGAGCAGTCGCCGGAGATTGCTTTGCAGGCCGGTCAGGGTGGCAGAGTGCCGGGGTTCGTCCGGGTCAAGCGACGGCGGGAGAATCCGGTCAGCGGTCTTCTGTCCGAACAGCTTCACAAAGTCGAACTCGCAGGCGGCCTCGGCGTCGTCGTAGACCAGCAGATAATTGTCAAAGCGGGGATCGTGGGCGGCCTCGGCCAGCAGGGTCAGGGCTTGAAATGTCTTGCCGCTGGAGCTGTCCCCGACAATGTTGGCAATTTTGCCGGTCAGGAAGCCGCCATCGGCCCGGTCGGACAGGGCGAGGTTTAACAGGGCCGAGCCTGTGGGGACAAACAGGTGGTCTTTGTCCGGCTCCGGTTTTTCATTCGCGTGGGCGACGATCTGCTCGGTGATTGATCTGTGTATGGTGCGTTTCATATTTCATTTCCCCATGAATCCCACCCTATTGTTTCTTGGCGAGCGAACAATTCAATACGAGGCAGATCACCCATTAATTCTACGATTCGTTTTTTTGCTTCTTCTGGTTTTTTGCTATGCTCTTCAATTCTTGAAACAATGACCTGATGAACTTTGGCGGATATTCTTTTATTTTTTCCTTTTACAAACAACAAGCAGTCTTCTGAGTTTGCCCTTGTCCAATATCCCTGTCCCCAAAACAATGAATCTGATACTTTATTTTTCTTTATCCAACAGAACGCCTTTGTTTTATATTCAAAACCCCATGCCTTGCCTACTTCAAAAGCTACTGGTAAAAAGGCAGGAGTTACCCATAAAAACAACACGCAGTTTTTTGCTGTTATTTTTGGTACCCATAAATTGCAAATATCGTAGACAGACATAACAGGATAGTGCTCTGGTTTTCCATTGGCTAAATCTTGTCGTGAATCATAACTCCAAGGAGGGTCGGCATAAATAATATTGTATTTTTTCATAAAAAGATTAAAGTCAGTAGGGCCGATCCGGTGGGAACGAACAGGTGGTTCTTGTCCGGTTCCGGTTTTTCATTTGCGTGTGCAACGACTTGCTCCGGAATGGAACGCGCACGATTGATTGTTCTTGTTGCCATTGTGTCCCTCAAAAATGCGACCGTTCTTTTTCACCTCTCGGGAACGGTCAAGACCGAGCCCCAACCAGCAGGAGACCGCCCGCTGGAATTATCGGACAATCCTGCGGAGTTGCTTCTTGGCGGGCTTTTCCTCCACCGGCTCGTCGTCCTCGTCCTTCCCGGTGCCACCGCAGATCGGACAGGTTTTTCCTTTTCCCGTTTTCCCCGTACCGTCGCAGGCGAGGCAAACGTTCGCGGCAGATGTCTCCGTTTCGGGGAGTTCCTGCTGCTCTGGCTTTTCATCGTCTTCTTTTTCTTCCGGTTCAGTCTGCTCAACGGGCTTGGTCACGCGCCGAACAGCCTTGACCTCCTTCTCCGATTCCTTCTCGGGTTCGTCCTTTGTGGTCGTTTCGTCATCGCCCGATCCCGCATGAAAGATTTTCTCAATCTCCTCATAGGACATGATCTTCATTGCCTTATCCAGATCAATCGTCGAGTCAATGGTGTCATCGTCGTAATCGTCCCGGTCGAGGAAGTCTATCCGAGTGGCTTCCACGAATTTCTGTTTGCCCATTGACTTCTCGCCCCACCGAACCTTGAGGGTCTTGCCCCCCTTGAGTTCGGCAAAAGCGGCGATATCGACATCCCCATTGCGTATTTCCTCTTCCAACATTCGCCCGAACAAGAACGAGCTGATGTCCAGAATCTGCACCTCATCTTTTCCATTCTTGAGGACGACGTTAAACAGCTCGCGTTCCTTCGGACGCAGGGCCTCCACGATTTCCTCCCCGACATCCGGGTCCTTCTTGAGTCGCTGATGCTCCTCGCAAACCGGGCACCGCTTGCCTATCGTACGGGGGCAGATCAGAAACTGTTCGTCCGGCCCGATGTTGCGGTGAGCGAGATAAGTCCGCTCGTACCACAACTCCCCCTTCTTGACTTCCGGGTGAGTGTCCACCGTGACCCGGTACGGCAGGATGTCGAACTCCTCTATTCCCTTCTCTGGCTTGTACAGGTCTACTCCCTCCGGCAAGGACAGGGTGCTCAATCCCCCGGTTTGCCTGCGCGTCTCGGCACGCCTGCGCACACGATCCCTCATTGACGACGCTTGTTCCTTCATCGTTTCCCTCCCTTTCTGTTTTTGAACTCGAACCAGCTCCTTGCGACACCAAGACCGGCGAGACGAGCCGCGATATAGACAAACACCAGCGCCAGCAGGAACATGCCGAATCCAAGGATTATCATTCTGGCGGAGGTGCCCACGTTACTCTCCTTTCCGCATTATTTTCCGCACCTTGTCCCGCGCCCCGTTGCGCTCTGCCTCCTTTGCCCACTCTGCTCCGATCTCCCTCGGGACGCTCGGTCCGGCAAAGTAATTCTGTCCCTGCAGCCGCACAAGATTTTCAAGCGCTGACTTCTTCTGGTCAAGTGCGCGGACGGCGGCAACGATTACCTCAAGTTGGTAACGCGCCGTGTTCAACTCGTCGCTGAGCCTTGCGTGTTCCTTGTCGAGCAGGATCACGGCTTGCACGCTGGACTCGGTGATCTTCTCCAGCCCGAACGAAGCGGGGTTAGCGCGGATTTTCAATCCGAGACCGGCGTCATAGACCTCCAGCCGCTCCTTCGCCCGGTCAGCGATGTCGCGGGCGGTGGCCTGCTCCACGCAGTATTTCCCAAACAGGGAAGCCTGCTTGACCCACGACACGTCGAGAGCCAACGGGTCAATTTCCACGTCCTGTTGCCAGTTCAATTCGCTCATGGTCTTTTCTCCTTTCATTATTATATTTCTTCGGCCAAAAAGCTGAAAAGATTTATCCGTTGATTGTTTGATATGCAGCCATGACCAATCCGGCCTTCCCAGTATCAAAAAAGTTTTTCTGGAAAGCATCAAGTAGGAGATATGCTTGCCCGTTGTCCTTTGACAAGAGGATTGCGGATGCATACCCGAGTACCGCACGCCGGACTTGTTCGGGTTCTTGATCTATTCCTTTGATAATCCGGGCAACATCCCGCCATGGCCGCTTGGCCATCAAGGCGCGGCACAATTCAATGGTCTCGTTCTGGTTCGCAGCCTGCTGCTTCGCCGCTTCGAGCATATCAGCGGGGTCCATATTGATAATCTTGTCCAGAATCGTCAAAGCCATGCGGGCGGAGCCAAGCGAATCCTGTATGATTTGGTCAATGACTTCTTGGGACAGCGCAACCCCTTCTGCCGTGCCAACATTGATCAGCAACCTGCCCATCGTTTTGTCGTCCAGCGGCTTGACATCGAAGGTGACACAGCGAGTCTTGATTGTTGGGAGCAATTTTTCAGGATCGGTGGTGGCTAGGATAAACCAGACATGGGCCGGGGTGTCCTCCAGTGCTTTCAGCAGGGCGTGTTGAGCATCCTTGCTGAGCTGGTGGCATTCGTCAAGTAGCCATACCCGACAGGGCCCGGACATAGGTGACAACGTCATTTGCCGGAGGATGTCACGCACGGAGTCAATGCCCCGGAAATCGGCCGCATTGTTTTCTACGAAATCAAATTGTCCGACCTTCAATCTCGCCGCTACGATCCGGGCCAGCGTGGTCTTGCCGCAGCCTGACGGCCCGGTGAACAGCAGGGTATGAGGCATCTCCTCCCGCTCCATCAAGGACCGGAGAGACTGAACCGTTTTTTCATTCCCGACGAAATCCTTCAGCATTCTCGGCCGATATTTAACCGCCAGACTTGTACTCATTGTATCTCCATCGGTTGTTTATCCCGCCATGTTTTTCCTATGGGCGCGACTTCCGCTTCCACTTGCATAGGTACGCAAATCCACGGCCAATGATTACGTATATCGTGACACATTATTCTTCTGGCCTTTTGCAAGACGATTTGTGTTTCGTCAGGATGAAAACTGAACTCTATGCTGTCGTGAATCTGGCCGATGATCTTGGTACGCATTTCGTTTACTGTTAACCATCGGTGGATTTGGATCATGCTCCACAGAACGAAATGAAAACCCGTCCCCTGCCCGGGATAATTGCAGACTTCATTTTTTCTCATCGGGCCTTGACAACGAAATCCGGTCAACAAATCAAAGCACCCCTTTTTCAAATAGGATTCATACCAGTCCTGCTTCCATGTGGCATGAGTAGGAAACATCTCCTGCCAGAACTTGTCTTCCACTTTTTCAATATGGTTTGTGAATTGAGACAAAGTGACTATTTTCAGACTGCGCAAATGATCTCGCAATTTGATTCCATCCTCGGTGGTGAGATCATACTCGTCAATCGCCTCCCACATTGCAGGCGCGATGTTGCCAAAATAACTCCCATAGAACTCGGCGAAGGTAAACCCGTTCTTGCCCACATATCGAATCTTTTTTCCGATCTGTTTTGCCTTGAGCTGAAAACACATCATGGCCACGTCGCGATGCATATCCTTTGTCGGATCGGAAATGTAACTGATCAAATTGGGATCCTTACTGTAGCAGGCATTGCTGACGACCTCGTTCCCTTTGTAATCTACTTCTCCGAACTGGTGACCAGATTCCAACGGGAGAAATGCTCGACGGATAATATCTCCTTGAAACGGATCGCGCACGGGTTGATTCTGAAAATTCGGATCGCTGCTGCTACTGCGAAATGACAGCACCGTGTGCAGGTGAAACGACGGGTGAAGAAATCCTCCGGTCTGTGCCTTCAGAAGACCGAGTATGTAGGTGTCTTTCACTTTGAGGATTTTTCGCATCCGCAAAAGCTCGTTTGTGAAAGGAGTCCCGATTTTTTTCAATACGGCATAATCAACTGCCGCATGGCCCTTGCGCGTTTCCTTGGTCGGCTTGTGCCCCCATTCTTTGAACAACATGTGAGACAACTGTGTAGGGGAAGTAAAACTAGTCTTGTCCTTGAACCGAGATTTCCATTCCCGCGCTTCCTTTGTTCTCCAAAGACTTTTTTCCACTTCCAGTATTTCTTTTTCCAAAGCGACATATTGTTTTTTAAGGTATGAAACATCAACGCGAATGCCTGTTCTTTCGATGTCAGCAAATACGAGGGTACTGTCTAACAACAGCCTTTGACCTGCGATAGAAAGTGGTTTCATTGAAATAATTTCATTTGTTTTTGAGCGAGTTGAAAAGTCCAGAAGGCGTCGAGCGCATTGTACCGCAACAACTCTTCGATTGATTGAACATTCGCAAATGGGATATCGTTTTCAGTTTCTTCAAAGTCAATTTCTTTCCCCCAATTCTCTACGCCGAAGTTCAGGTATGCTTGATGCTTCAAACCGCAGATACCCCGCCGATTATCCGCGAGGTGGGCGGCGAGCATCGTATCCCATTTCCAACCTTGCGTTTCTGTCCCGAGGCAATGCGCGGCCCATTGATGCTCGAACTTGATATTGTGCCCTATCTTTGAAATGTCTTTCGCTTGCAATATCAGCTTCCACTTGTCCGCGAAATCATTTGTCATTGCCACGGAGCTGCACCATTCCCCGGTACTGATTCCGAGACTGACTATCTTGTGGTCTTTTTGTCCCCACGGACGCAGGCCGGTCGTCTCATAATCAATCGCGATTTCCATTCCCTTTTGGATAGTCCAATCATCCAGAATAGTCGGGATCGGCGCGGCAGGAAAAGGTTTTTTCAAATGCGTCAGGGCATTTTCCAAATCAGCCATGAATATCCGTTCTTCTATGGAGACATCCGATTCAAACTTGCCACGGATGGCACGGCCGTGCTGACTTCGCAGTATGTAGGAAGGATGAAACGTCGGGCATACCCACGCCTGCGCTTTCTGATCCGGTATGGCAAACCCTCGCCAACGGCCTATTGCGCCGGGGGATTCGATTCTACTAGACAAAAAACTCTCAACCGCCACTTGACCCAATAGCAGGATCAGTTTGGGCGGTTGCGCTGCGATCTCGTTCCAGATATAAGGTTGGCAGGTGTCAATCTCCTGTCGTATCGGGCGGCGATTGCTAGGCGGTCGGCACCGGACAGCGTTTGTCTTGCGGCAGTCACGGTCGAGGTCAATCCCAAACTCCTCCAGAGCCTTCCGCAACACTTGTTCAGCGGGGCCGATGAGTTGTGTATTTTGCTTGTCCTCTTCCTGTCCGGGGGCTTCTGCAACAACCAGGATTTTCATTCGCCCCTGTCCGGTCACTGGTATCTTGGGGGACGTCCACCCCCTGCTGAGCTTGCAGATACCCCCGCAGGAGAGGCTACTCTGTTCCTTGTGGAAAAAGCCCTTGGTCATTCCTTTTCTCCGACCAGCTCCATACCCCAGTTGTCAAAACCTTCCTGTATGGTAAAATTAGATTTTAGCTTTGGTTTATTATTCTTGAACGGGTGATAGTTTACCTGGTGCTGCCACCTACCCCACTTGCGAGATATTGTAGTTACATCTGGATGCTGGTCCTGCAAAGACTGGGCCATCTTCAAGCGACCATCGCCTTTGTATAGTTCCTCCATATTCCCACCTTTCATGGATAGAGTAGCTATTTTATGAGCTAGGAAGGCGTTGAACAGGAAAGTACACCATCCGTCCTTCAGGACGCGAAGGGATAAATCAGTATCCTCGTTGTATTTTCCGCGCCAGCGGTACGGGATGTCATTCTGAATGAGGATGCAGGAGTAGATTCTCGTGTTCATGTAGTAAGGAGGGAGCACTTCTTTTCGGCAGGCAAACGTGAAGTAGTTAAAGCCTGCAATGGCGATATTCTCATACCTATCCACAAACTCTTCTGCAACCCGGAAGATGGTTCCGTCTTTCACGCGTATTTTGAGGTTGTTACACAGCCGGTAAAAGTGTCTAATGTTATCGTCTAAAATCCAGTGCCGCGCTGCTCCTGTTTTGATGGAGTGCTCCCACACCCAGTTTCGCGCAGGGATGGATCCTTTTCCGAGGTTACTGAAAGGAAGCTTTAGAATCTTTGCAGGATCAATTACCTCTGCATACTGCTCGTACTCCTGTGGCTCGATGACGATGTGGTATGGTACTTGTAGATATTCGAGTTCTTTGGCCGTCAGGCGCGACTCCCACCGTCCCTTGGAGATGATATAGACAGGATACTTTGGATTTTGCGGCTTCCGGCTAACGAACCGATAGTTACTTGCGATCATTGACTCGTTCTTCGGATACCAGATATAGTGGGTCCGCTCGGTGATGCTTCTTCCGATGAGTTTAGCAAAAGCATCTCTATCTGCAAGAGTCTGGAAATGGACCTTGATTGACTGGAAGGATGACATGTCGTCCTGAAAGAATGCTGGCATTTTCTTCCAGTACTCCTTCCAGTCTGCCGGGATGTCAAAAAATCCATGCTGAACCGCCTGCGCTGTATCTTTTTTCATTTTGCTCCTTTTTCGTCATTGAAGGGAAATTACGTGCTGGAAGCCTTTCCCGTTAATCAGCATTGCGTTCGTTCCCACGATGAAGGTCTGGTCGAGCTTGAGCGAAGCCCCCAAAATCTCCGGATCAATGGATAGCTGGAACTCGATCTGCTTGGTTGCAGTCTCGATTGATTCTTTGAACCAGCCGTACTCATTCCTGGAAGAGACCAGAAGCAACCCTGTTTTAGCGAGCGACACCAGCACTTTGTTTCCCCCGGCAGATGAACTCGAAAATACTCCGGCACGATCAAGTAATTCGGATAATTTAATAGGCAGTTTCACAGTTGGTCCTTTCACATCAAGAAGGGGTACAACATCTGGGAATACTCCCTCCGTGGCGCGGCAGGAAAGTACTACGTTATCTTTGATGAAGTGGGTCCAATTGCCCACCTGGGCAATCGCATCTGGTAAGAAGGAGATGATGGAAGGGACCATCTCCCTGTTTAGGAGAACCGGTTTGATCTTTCCAAGCGGTTTGGAAAACGTTGAAATGGTCAACTGGAAGTTGTCACAACCAAATACTTTCTCGTTTGTCAAATAGACGCAGGAAAGCACCGAGGCGCTTATGCTTCTCCTGGCACTCAACGAAGCAAGGTGGAATTTATCTGCAAAGTCCTTTGGAAGGGTACTCCATGCATCTGGCTCCGGCAGCGGAATTTTCTCGACTGGAAGCTTCACGTCTTCGAACAGTATCCCTGCTCGGGATTTTCCGCAGACTATATAGAGTTCACCATCGGTGGCGATCAACTGCACCGTCTTTTCTCTTCCCTTGGCGAGCAGTTTGAGTAGAGACTCCGCCGGGATTGCCCCTTCGAGTTCCATGCCACTTGGCAGAGGGTGGCTTACAGCAATTTCTTCGTTAAAACTCCAGACGAAGCCATCCTTAAATATGAAACTGGTGGCTTGCTCGACTACGTCATGGACTGCCAATCCAGGCTTCAGTTTCTTAAGCATGACTAGCAGATTTTCTCGATCTATCTCTGCTTCTTTTTTCATTGGTTCTCCTTTGGTTGATCTGTTTTTCGCAAGTACATGAACATTGTCAATTTGGCCAACCTGGCAATTTTTCTGCCCACCTGCCCGGTGAGAGGCAAGAAAGGATCACCATGGTGGTTTGGAGCCTGCCCTATGAGAAGAAGTTTCATTGTGCCAATCCAAATCCTTTATCCATGGTGGGTTTCGCTAGTCGCGGCCAGTTGGACGGTGTCCACTCTTCCAGCAAATTCCATCGAGCGCCGTTCCACCAGTGGGTCAGTTGATCATCTTCCCACATCTTCATGTCGCAGCGCGAGAATGTGATCGAGCATCTTGCGCATTCTGGTATTTCTGCCCGACACTGTTTCCGAAGTTTCCTTCTTGCATCCTGCATTTTCTGGCCGAACCAGAACTGAAGAAAGCCTTTTTCACCATCCAACACATTTCCCATCGTACCTGCTGTTTCTCCCATGAAGTCTTGGCAGCAGAGCTCATATGATCCATTGCAATGCACAGAAACATACCTAAACGGTTGGGTGCATCCGCGCCACAGAGGATTGGTAACGGGTTTCAATCCAAATTCTTCTGCAGCTTTCCAATCAAGATGATTGTAAAATGTACCCAACCTGTTTAGATTGCGGCGTTTCTTCGGCCAGTTTCCTGGGTGGTCCATTAGCACGATCAGTTTCAAATCAGGTCCAGTGTAAGTCCAAGCTCCTGGAGCTTTTTCTGGTTTGTTGTAATACTCGTAAAAAGGAACGCCTGATTCTTTAGCCAATTTTACATGGAGTTCCTTCGGTGCATACATGTCCACATAAATGATATTTGTGCCGGCATCAAACAGTTCCTGGTGTGTCAGTTCGCCTTTTGCGAGCATCGTGCCATTTGTGGTGATCTGGATCTGGCTAAGCGGACTTATTTTTCTCGCCATCCTGATGAACTCTGGAAGAAAAGGATGCAAGGTGGGTTCGCCTGCATTGGCCATCTCTACTCGGGTCACCGGAGAAACCACTGCGATAGTGTTCCACAAAGCGAACCATGTTTTCTTAGTCATGAACTCCGGTTCACCAGTAAACAATCTAGTCGCGCAATGTCCGCACCGGAGGTTGCATCCCCGCACAGGCTCTATCGCCCATGACCAAGGACTCTGCCTTCCCAGAGGATTACGAGACCCTTTGGGTGTTTGGAAGTTGCTAGCCAACAGTTCAGGTATGTTGGGGTTACTCATTAAAAACAACCATCCATCTAGGTATTTTTAACGAATCCTCCGTCGAACAAGACCGTTCTAGAACGACGGAGGATAACGATAGGGCCTGGATTAAATGAACTTACAGGTGCCATCTTCAGAAGACTTCATTACACCGAACTCGACAAGGGCCGCCAGCACGTCCTTGCAGATAACGTCTGCATGGGAGCCTGCTTTTCCATTCTTCTTAATCATTAGTTCTGTCGATTTCATTTCCAGCTCTTTAGCACCGACGCCAGTGTCCCGCGCACCAAGGTTATGTAAGACTGTAAAGACAGCCTCGCGGCGGCTGATACGGCTTTCGTTCTTCTTCTCGGCAGGTTTCCCCCTCTTCTCCAGATCCAGAGTAGAATCTTTCTTCTCGGCCTTCGGGGCTTTCGACCACCCGAGGTCCTTCAGCACCTTCCACGTGGTAAGGTCCAGCTCATCGTCATTCTTGATCTGCGGAAACATCTCGATCAGCTCGGCTTGAATTGCCCCATCCTCGGCGGCGATATCCAGCGGCGGTTCCGGCTTGAGCACCGCGTTGACGTTCTTCGCCGCGAGGGCGAGGGCGCTTTCCTGCTTTGGCTCCTTAACCGGCGCGGTTTCGGTTTTCGTTGTGGTTTTTACCTTTTTCATTCCCATCCCTCCTTTATTTATTTGGGAATTTTCCCGTACCCTATTATATTTCTTCGACCAAAAAGCTGAAAAGATTTTTGTGCTAAAAGCTGAATAATACTGGACGCCCCACGCGCAGAGCTTGCCCAACCGTCACTTCGTCCTCGATATGGAAATCAGCTTCTCGCAGAACGATGGTATTGAGCCGCATGATCCCGGCCCTTTTTTCTTCCGTCGTTTGGTTCAATCCGAACATCCCGGTGACATGAGCGAACTTGCGCTTGTCCTCGCTGAAGTCGTCCATGTCCAAACTGGCTTTCTTATATCCCCTCGCCGCCGCCTGCGTCGCCGTCACCACGAGGCAATGCCGCTCCTGTGAGAGGCCACGAAGGAGTTGCCATGTCCGGTTCTGCTGATGACGGAAATCCTCTTTCCCATTTTCAGACATGAGGTTGTCGGCATAATCCACCACGATCACATCAGGCACAAACCCCTCGAACGATTCCCAATTATCTAGCACCGCTTTCAACCCCGATGCGGACAATTGGTTAGATGGATGCACGGACAATCGAAAGTCCCGCCCCTTTGTTCGGCCAAGAAACCTATTTCCGATTTTCCATGCTTCTCGCCATGAAAGCGGTTTTGCGATATGCACCAACTCGTACCACATCGCGCCTTTGAAATGTTTGTCCTGATCACAGTCTGAACATGGAGTGTGATTGACAAATGCCCCGGACTCATATGCTTCGAACGCCCCGAGAGGAGTCCACTTTTCCATTATTGGTTTGTTCTTGTGCGGACATCGCTTGCACTTCCCTGTCTGGTTCAACTTGCAATCCAATACCGGGATCACCTGATCCCCGACATACCATTCCAGATTGCTCTTGCCCGCCAACCGGACGCACACTCTGACGATCACCTGCTCCCGGCTCATGTCTCCGATCTGGAACAGGGCGACGTTGCATCGCGCCATCGCAGCACGAATGGCAACTTCGTTCAGCCACCATGTCTTGCCACGCTTCTCCGGCCCCATGAACGCAACAAACTGGTCCCGGTTCAGTACGCTATTCATCAACTTACCGAGTTTTCCGGGAAAAGTAAAGAGCGGTTTTTCTATCCGCTCGAACGCTTGCTGAATGGCGTCGGCATCTTTGAACGGGTTCGCACCGAGGGACTTTGGACGCCCCACTCTTTTGTAACCGGACAGTTCCGCCTCTGCCTCCACGAGTTCGCCTTGAGACGCGAGGCCAGATACCATCCGGGTCAGGCGGGACAGGGACAGCCGCTTGAACCATCCCTCGGCTTGATCGAGGAGATATGGCGCGTTGAGCGTTTCCGTCCGCGCATAATCATCGGACAGGGAGGCGAGCAGATCGGAAATCAGCTCAGCTTCCGTCGGCTCCATTTGGTCGAGCGAAGCTTCGTAGATACTTTTGATGTGAACGCCGGGGGCTTTCTCATACTGCTCGAAATAACGAAAGCACCACTCGGCCACAGTGCGGACATATCTCGTCTCAATCAAATCAGGGTTGTAAAAAGATCGGGCCTCTTTCAGGAATTGATCTGATATGATAGCCCCGGTCAAGAATTGCCGCTCGATTGTCCCCTGAACTTCTCGTTTCTGGATTTTCATTTATTCCTTTCTCTTGCCTGTCTTGAAATCGTACCCGGTCCATTTCTCGCACCGTTCTATGTACTGGTTCCACCGCTGCCGCCCGACTGCGAGATCATCCGGGGTTCGAAATGGAAACCGAGGTTGGAGTTCCAACAGATATCGTAACCAATCCGACCAGAATTTCCGAAGCGGCAAGACGTCGGTCGGACCTTGATTTTCATTTCGGGGGTTGCGAATCTCATGTAGCGCGTCCCAATACCGCTGGACTTGCATTGCTAGTTGTTTAGCGACGGGAGCGGGGATTGGTCTGTTGGTGTCTCTGCCTAGCTCCATCATATCCTCATATCGCAACGCGAGCGCGCCTTTCGGGATAGTTGATATCACGCAAGGGGAAGAAGCGTCAGGCAGGAATAACCCGCGCCATCCGCAGCTGATAGACTTGTTAATAGCGGCAATTATTACCTCGGGCGAGTGCGGGAGCATAGCTCTGACAATTTTCTGGTATGCCAACGGGGTGAGCGGACATTTCTTTTCTTTCCGGTGTTGGATAAACTCCGCCCACGCTTTAGCCAAGTTATCGAAACGGGAAAAGTGAAACGGGAGATCGGAGGGGTCAAACTTGTCTTTCCGCAAAAAATCCTTTTTAGTAGATTTAGTACTTTGTATATCTGTATTTAGTAGTATGTAATTTTCCGTATGCGGGTTTTCCGTATGCGGGTTTTCCGTATGCGGGTTTTCCGTATGCGGGTTTTCCGTATGCGGGTTTTCCGTATGCGGGTTTTCCGTATGCGGGTTTTCCGTATGCGGTCGTTCCCATACATCCCAGATGCTTTTTCCCCACCGCCCATGTTTGGTTTTCGGTTGTTTGCACGTGAGATATCCCGCCGCGATCAACTCCTTTATGCCCGCTCGAACTGATCCCGCACCGTCTTTGTCCGAGTTGGTGATGATTTCCGTTATGAAAAACTCCCAATCGGTTGGTTTGGAAAGCATGAAAGCAAGTAAACCTCGTGCCTTAAACGACAAAGTCTTGTCTGAAAGCGTTTGGTTGGACAGAACGGTGTAGTTGACTTCGTGTTTGTTTCTAAAAATCATTTCAAGTCCCCCATCAACTGCACCGCATTTTCAACTGACAAATCAGCCACATCTGCGATTCCTGCTCGAACGAGTTGCACTTGTATGCCAAGGGGTGCGAGCATGTGTGCCAGTTTTTCCGCGCCCGCGCTCCCGGCCTCATCTTCATCAAACAGAATATAGGCACGCTTCCAATGCTTCCGAATTTTCATCGCCTGCGTGTTTGTCACCGTTGCTCCGAAGGTGGCGACGGCGCCCGGCCCGAGCCGCCAGACTTTGGTGATGCCTTCTGTGACCACCACCGAGCGTCGCCCTCGCGCTTCGTCTCCGCCGTACAGACAGCACTTCGCCGGGATGATCGCCTCGGTGTCCGGGCAGGTCTTGTACCGTTCCCGAGCAGTCGGGGAGATTGCGCGTGCCTGCCAGCAGACGATTTTTTTATTCTCCTTTATCGGGGCAATAATCCGCCACGGTATCGGCCCGGCTGCTCCCGTTCCGAGCAGTCCCCAGCGCCGGGCCGTTTCAAGGTCAAACATGCGTGTTTTTAGGTACTCTTGGTGGGGTTTGTCAAGCGAACCCGACCCAATGGGCAATTTCATCGTCAAAACACCGTCTAAAATGCCCGAGGATTGACGATCTTTCCCCAATACAGGGTCTACATCCCCCCGGTATCTCTCGGCGATCCTACGGCATTCTAGCGGGGGTTGTCCGAGTACGAGGGAAAGGGTCTCAAAAAGGTCCAGTCGCCCGCACCGGAAGCAGGAAAAAACTGTTCCGCTCCAGCCCAGCCCCATCTTGCCGTCACCACGATAGCAGACGGGGCAGTGGAGCTGAAGCCAGTCGCCATTGCCATGCCGGAATTCAACCCCGTGGTCGTTCAGCAGCGCGGCCATATTTAATCGAGAGCGTGGTCGTAGGGGCATTGAGAGCATCCTTTGTCGGGCGAATCTTGACGGCGGAGTTGATCAGGTTCTCCATTGACCAGTAGCCGTTTCCAATCTGTTCATTCTTAAACAACAAATGATAGACCGGGTAGTCGTGGATGTTCGATCCGTATCTTTGCAGTTGAGCGACCGTCCCCTTCTTTGATTCGATCCACCATCCGTTGAAGTTGACCCAGATTGGAAAGACAGTTCGGGAGTGAAAGCGTTTTTGTTTTGCACGTTTCATTTTTCCTCATTCCTTTTCTTGATGCGTTTGACGATGTCCGATAGCGGCACGGATGCGATGGTGACATTGTTTTCCCGAAGCGTCTTCGCAATTAGGTATTCGAGATGATCTCGAATCGTGATCCGGTTCGCCCGCAGCCACGCGGCATAAGTGTTTTTCAATTGGGTTGGAAAGTTATTTATTGCCCACGTACAGTAGGTTTTATTTTTCATTGCTCGATATTCCTTTCAGTCGTTGAATCAACTCGTTCTGGATGTTTGCCGCGCTGTCGGCGAGACCCCCATCCAACACCCCCGCCACTATCTCGCGTTTCTTCGCAATCAGCTCCAGCATGTCTACCTCCAGCGTGCCCTTCGCTGCGAGGTAATAAATATTGGCTGCCCCCTTCTGCCCGATTCGGTGGATGCGGTCTTCGGCCTGATCCAACTCCCCCGGTGTCCATGGGAACTCAAGGAATGCAGTGTCTTGTGCGGCGGTCAGGGTGATCCCCACCCCTGCCGCTTGGATGTTCCCAATGAACAGCCGGACGCCGGGATCGGTTTGGAATCGCTCCACTATCAGGCTGCGGCTTGTTATCTCGGTGCGGCCATCTAACGAGACGGCGCGTTCGCTGTATCGCGCCATCAGCCGGTCAATGGTGGCATGATGAACTGCGAACAACACTAGCTTTCCCGGTGACGTCTCCAGGAAATTGTCGATCCATTCGCAGCACAAATCAAACTTGGCGTCAAGCGCCGCCTGCCGCAGTTTGCTAATTTGCGTGATATCCGCAAGCGGATCGTTGCCCCACTCGACCCGTTGCAGCGCCAATTTGTACACATCTGCTTTTCCATTCAGCTCCAGCGGGATCATCGTCCGGGTCTTGGGCGGCAAGTCGGTTAGGACGTCCGCTTTGAGCCTGCGGATCATTAGTGTGGACAATTTGTGGTGCAGCTCGTCCGTGTTGCTTGCGCCGGAAAAGTCCCACCCAAACCTGCCGCATTGCGCGTTACAATATCGCTTCGCAAACGCCCACCAGTCGCCAAACATGGTGTTGTCGAGGATGCTCAACGTGGTGAAAAATTCTGCAGGCCGGTTGATGATTGGCGTGCCAGACATCGCTATAACGTGACGTCGTCCTTTACATAGCCAGCGCACCGCTTTCGTCCGAGCCGCTTTCGGGTTCTTGATGTAATGGGCTTCGTCTAGCACAACCGTCCGGATGCTCCCCAATATAGGGAGCCATTTGGCGAGGATGTCGTAGTTGACAATCAGCACATCCAGCCCCACGACTTGCTCTGGAGCCGGTTGCGACCCGGATAAGACGCGACAGGACAGCGTAGTCCAGTCCGCGCACTCCCGCGCCCAGTTGCCCTTGAGCGAAGCAGGACAGACGATCAGTGCGGGCAGCACCGGTGCGCCTTTGTGCTGAAGCCACGCTAATGCCTGCACGGTTTTCCCGAGGCCCATCTCGTCGGCGATCAGGCTGCGGCCGAACCGGGACTCCAGAAAGCCCACGCCCTCCGCTTGGAAGGGGTAGAGCTTCTTCTTGAGGCCGGGGATGTTGTCGATCCTCGCCCGCACGACCGGGGTCGGATTCAGCCATTGCTGCTCCCACGCCAGCACGTCGGGCCTGATCGTGAACCCCCAACCCCGGAGCATCTTCAGCGCCTCCGGCCCGGCGGGGCACAGCCATGCCCGCAACTCGGGCGACCAACGCCGCCCCGAAGGCAGGCAGCGCACCTGTGCAACGACAGCTGGGTCGTAACTGAACTCGATCCGAAAGCAGGTGTTGAACATCGAGACTGTTTTCATCTGTACACCACATTATATTTCCACGACGCAAATGTTAGAAACTTTTTATTCCCTCCTTCAGTTCGACCATGACGCGGTGGATGACTTTCCATTGCCATCCCTGCTCGCGCAGATACTCGCGGAGCATTTTCCGCGTTATGCGTTTGCATCCATCCACGCCCAAATCCAGCACCTCGGCAGGCCCGTCGAGAATTATCCGCGCCACCTGCCGCGCCTCCTCCGACAAGGACTCGAGCCAATCTTTTAGCTTCAGAGTACTTTCCGGGGTGATGCTCGTGGTGGCTTCCGGGGTGTACTGCTCGTCACCGAGACCGACGAGTTTGTTCCGCATCCCCCATTGAGCAAGCCCGTTCCAGACGCAATGGTATAGGAAGGTCCCGAACTGGCCCCGCTCTTCGTCCCATGTTTCGGTGACGCGCATGAACTGAAAGCACGCCTCCGCATATAACTCGCGCTCGGGTCGTCCGCAGCGGCCTGCCGCTTCCCATGCGAGCTTATGAAGCAGGCGTTCGTACTTCATGAATTTGGCTTCGATCTGCTCTTCGGTCATATTGCCTCCATTGTTATCGTCTGCCCGAGCTTTTTGCTGATCTGAACATCAGTCACCATGCACCACAGGGTCGGAATGAGGATTTTCTCCGGCATGGTGAAGAAGCCGTCGGTCCAGACGACCTGAACGTCCGGCCTCCCTGCCCTCGTGTCCATAGTTCCCTGACCCCGGCCCGCGGGGCTTTGCAAAATCAATCAGTACCGCATTGGGCTTTAGGACGCTTGGCGCGGTTCGCTTCCATTCTTGGGCGACCAAATCTGTTCCTTCTCCGCGTATAGCCAAAAGATATCGAGCACCTGTGCCGTGTGGTAACTCGCTGACGTTTCGCAGACGGGATTCAACTTCCCTTGAATAAGGGATCGTCTTCCCTAGACTTTCCCACGGGGCGTGCTCCTTGACCAAATCGTTGAGGTACTGCTCTTCCGCCTTTTCGCACTCTTCCCGCACCGCTGCTTCGCACTCCAGCGCGTGCAGCGCGTCGGCGTAGTTGGTCGCGCCAAGGTCAGTGCAACTCGACCCGTGCGCCCAGTAGTACAGGCAGCCGTTCTGCCCAGCGTACCCCGTTAATCCGAGTTTCCGCCCCGCCTTCGTCAGTCGCTCGATCGTCGTCTCGTTCATAGCTTTCATCTCCTGGTTCTTCCTGGTTCTCGTGGCTTGGTTCTCTTCTCTTAAATCCCGCGTTCCTTTCTGAATTGCCTCATGCCCGCCCATGCCGCGTAATCCGTTTGCAAACTCACAAGCACGGCTTGCACGATGTTCCCGTGCATGGCAAGCCCCATATTCGCGACCGCATCCGTGCCCGCGTTTATGGCTTGGATTCGCTCCTGATATCGTTCCCGCATATACTCCGCCGGCCCGCTAACCTGGCCGCTTGCGGCGTCAAAGCTGAACCGGCCCGCGGTCCTGGATTGCGCCCGTGCCGCGGCCGCTTCCTGGCGTTCGGTCTCCGCTCTGGCCCGCTCAATCTCTGCCGCGCTTATCTCGTATCCCCGTGCATTCATGGTTGCCTTTCTCCTGTTCCCGCGTTTTTTTCGCTTGCTGTTCGGAAAAAGAAACAAACGCTGTTCGGGCTATTTCCTTTTCGGTTTCGGTTGCGTATTTTCCAAGCGCGTTGAATAGCAGCCTGGCAACCTCGGCTAATTGAAGCTCGGTTTTCATCTCCGTACCCGCCTTTCGTATTGCGTTGCCGTTTCGATGTGCGTTTCCTCGATCACGTCCGCCTGCCCTTTCTGATTCTCCGCAACCTCTTGTTCCAAACCATGCGAGGTGCGGTTGCCGTGCCACCACCCGAGCGTAAGTTTCGTCAGGATCAGATTGTTGGTTTTGATTTCCATTTCCATGGTTTCCTTTGATTGGGGTTGAGGGCGGTTGGAAGTCCCGCCCTCGGATTTCTGCTCCTTCATTATGACTCAATCGCTTTCACTGTCTGCTGGAGGCACTCGACCGGGATGGCCTCAGGGAACGTGATCTGGACTCTGATGCCTCTCGGCAGCTTGCTCATGAGCCTGTACATGTCTTCCGACATGCCAGACTTGGCCGTCTGGATGAATGCCGTCTTATCGGTGACGTTCTCGATCTTGGTGCCATACGGGGTCTCATAGTGATGGGTCTTGTACGAGTAGCCGTGCGACCGGAACCCGCCGCTCAACCACTTTGTCTCCGACACCACGTTGATCGGCTGGCCGAGCAGGTTGGCCAGCCTGTCGGTTTCAGACTTCACCTTGGCCTTGGTGGCGGCAGCGCTGTCAGCGCGGGCCTTCAACGTGGCGTCCAGGTCCTTGACGGCCTTGGCGACGCCCTTGATGGACTTGGGGAACTTGCGGTCCTTGTAGGAAGCTCCGACAGTCCCCACCTCGAACCTGCCGTAGGAGCCCCGGTGGATGATGTAGGTGCGGTTGTTGTAGACCAGCTTCTCATCCGGGTCGCTGAAGTATGCGTGCTCCTCAATGTGCTTCTTCAGGCCCTCTCGGTCCACCAATTCGAACTTGGTGCCGGGCAGCTCAGCCGCGACCGCCTTCTGGAAGTTGTCGCTGGCAACGAGCACCTTCTCCAGAGCGTCCAGCTGCTTGACGATCCGCGCCTTCCGCTTGATCTCTTCGAGCTTCGCCTCGCGCTCGGCAAGGGCCGCCCTCACCTCGGCGTAGATCTCCTCCTCGGGGACCGGGCTCATCGCAATGGCGACCTTGGCCGTTTTGGCATCCTTCCACTCGATGGAGTCGAAGCCGGTGGCCTCCTTGTTCCAGGCCAGCCTCAGGGCGGCGATTGACACCTTCCCGAAGTTCACAGTCACGCCGTACTCATCAGCTGTCAGATTTAATTTCTTTTCCATTGTCATGTCTCCTTTGATTGGGGTTGAGGGCGGTTGGAAGTCCCGCCCTCGGATCGTTGTTGATTACCCGAGGCACGCCTTCCGATATGCCAACTCGGATTCGAGGACCGCCATCTTCGCCCGCTCGACGTCGAGGTTCTTGGTGGCTCTCGGGAGCGTTTTCATTGTCGCCTGTGCCGCTTTTTTCTGCATGCCGCATTCGCGTATCTGCTGTCGCACGTCTTTGAGGTGCTGCTTGGTCGTCCTGATCTCGGCGATCAGGGTTTTGCGATGCGCCTTGAGAGCCGCCAGCGTTTTGAGAGCCTCTGCCCTCACCCCGGACTTCTGTGCGGCGTTTTCGCCCTTGACGACCTTGCTTCGTGCGATCTTCAAAGCGATCCGCGCCTCGTTGAGGGCACGCTTCGCCACCAGGATTGGGGATTCGGCGGTGATGGCCACGGGCTGCTTGTTGACTTTGTCATTCTTCATTTCGGTCTCCTTGGTTGTGTTCTCTTTCCCTTTCCCTCTTTCTCGATCCGGCCTCGTGTTTGTGTCCTGCCCTCCTTTCAAAAAAGATTTATTCTTAATGTATTAAACTTGTTGTTGCTTGGTCATGTAGGATTCCTTTTCTGGTTAGGGAATTAAGCGTTTACATGTGCCGCTCCACCTTTTTCTGGCATTTCTGTTGTTGTTCTTTTGTACAGTTACGACATAACTGCTCACGCCCGCGCTTGAGGCACCGGTCGTAATCCACAAACATTTTGTATTTGAACTTTCTAACAGTGCGGAATGTCTGTCCGTCACGGAATGTGAAGCATTCCCCAACAGATATCTTGCCAGCCCGCACCAGTGCCAGCATGTCAAGTATTCGCGTGTTGTCCGCTGTGTGGCAGTCCATTCGTAGCCACTCGTGTCCGCATTTACGTTCAACATCTAAGGCTTTATACGTTGATTTCATTTCCACTCTCCTTGCTTGGTTAGGGATTCTCGAACACCGACTAAGATCACGTTGCCCAATCCATTAGCACCTCCTTGCCTGTCCTCCTTTGCTTTTGGTTAGGGTTTCTCTTTTCATGCGTAATCTATTAAACTTGTTAACATTTGTCCAGCGTTTTGAGCAACTTTTTTTACTTTTTTTTGCGTTGATTATCAACGAGTTATGGCTTTTTTCCGGTTTGGGCTAAAAATTTGTTGTCTTTGCGGCGGGAAAAGGGGTAGAATCTATCGCATGGAGGAACGTCTTGAAAAACAACCCGCACCGGCCCCGGTGCCCCGACGGTTGGTGCCGCGCCAGCTTCGATCCCGGAAGCGTGCCGGGCGTCCGCTGACACTGACCCCTGACATCGTCGCCCGCGCCCACTACGCCTGCGCCGAATGCGGGGCAACGCTCGAACAGCTCGCGAAGATTCTTCCGGCTACCATGTTCACTTTGAAAAACTGGATGCGCTACGACAGGGAGTTCCGGGCGGCGGTGCGGCAGGGCATGGACGAGTACCATAGCAACCGGGTCGAGGGATCGCTGCTCAAGCGGGCGCTGGGGTATTCGTATGACGAGGTCACAGAGCAGGACGTTGAGGTGTTCGGGAAAAATTCTCTTGGCATGAACGTTAAGGTCCCCGCGCACCGGATCACCACGGTTCACAAGGTGCTGCCGCCTGATACGGGTGCACTGATTTTCTACCTGACCAATCGCCTGCCGGAACGTTGGCGGCAAACTTACCGCACCGAGACCGCGACCAAAACGGAAACGAATGTCGAACACAACATCAGTGTCGATCTCACAAAAATACCGAAGGAAGACCTTGAAACCTTGCGAAACATCCTCCGCCGAGTCGAGCCTATTGCTCCAGCGATTGCCGACCTGCAAGCAGGTGGACGACCAGCTCGCCAAAACCTGCTTGCGTGAGTTCATCGAGCAGGCATGGCGGGTCGTCGAGCCGCGCCCGTTTGTCCCGGGCTGGCACATTGATCTGATTTGCGACCATCTTGAAGCGGTCTTCAAGGGTGAGATCAAGCGGTTGCTAATCAACATCCCGCCGCGCCACATGAAATCTCTTTCCGTCTCGGTGCTGTGGCCAGCGTGGTGCTGGCTGTCCGATCCCGGCATTCGTTTCCTCGCAGCGTCATACGCGCACTCGCTGTCTATCAGGGATTCGGTCAAGTGCAGGCGACTGGTACAATCGGAGTTCTACGCGCGCCTGCGGAGGAAGTTCCAGCCGGACTTTCTGCTGACCGGTGACGTCAACAATAAAATCCGGTTCGAAAACAACATGGGCGGCGTCCGGATCGCGGCATCCGTCGAGGGTGCATTGACCGGAGAAGGCGGGGACATCATTATCGTGGATGATCCGCACAACGTCGTCGAGGGCGAGAGCGCAACGCAGCGACAGGCTGTACTAGAGTGGTGGGACTATTCAATGAGTACCCGCCTCAACAATCAGAAGACCGGGGCGTACGTCGTGATCATGCAGCGCGTCCACGAGGACGATCTCACGGGGCATTTGCTCGCCCAGTCGCGGGGACGCTGGGAACACCTATGCCTCCCTGCCCGGTACGAGGGCCGGAAGCTTGTGTCTACGTCGCTGAAAAAAGAGGATCAACGAAACGAGATCAACCAGCCGCTCTGGCCTGCGCAGTTTGGCGATGCGGAATTGTTGGACTTGGAATCGCAGCTTGGTTCGTACGGGTCGGCAGGACAACTCCAGCAGCGGCCAAGCCCTCGTGAGGGTGGGATGTTCCGTGTAAGGAATCTGCTGCGGAATCGGATGCTGGAAATCGACAAGCGCATGATCTCCAGCTCTATTCGGTACTGGGATAAGGCCGGAAGCGCAGGCGCAGGCTGTTATTCCGCGGGTGTGCTGATCCACGAGTTGACTGATCACACCTTCCTTGTCGCGGACGTGGTCGCGGGGCAATGGGGCGCGCTGGAGCGGGAGGAGCGCATCAAAGCGACAGCATCCATGGATGGCAGGTCAGTCCGAATTTGGATCGAACAAGAACCTGGCAGCGGCGGAAAGGAAAGCGCGGAAAACACCATCCGCAATCTGGCCGGGTACATCGTCAAGGCGGACCGCGTCACCGGGGACAAGGTCAGCCGGGCGGAGCCGTTTGCCGCGCAAGTCGAATCGGGCAACGTCTTCGTGATGGACCGCCCATGGACGAAGGACTACATTGACGAGCTGGAATTGTTCCCCAATGGAAAATACAAGGACAAGGTCGATGCCAGCGCGGGCGCGTTCAACAAACTCGTCGGGCGGGGCAGGATGATCCGCCCCCATGTTGGATCAGCGCCCAACGCGGACGAGGTCCCCGACAACTACGCAGATCTGCTCGCACGCGCCGCATCACCTGAAGAGCGCAAAGAACTGGAAGGACTGATCCATGCCTACGCCGCAAGCTGATCTCCGCCAGCAGCTGCTTGAGCGCCTCGCCGCCGCAAAGCTCAAGCAGCGGCAGGTCACCGAGGATGCCGCCCACACCGAGCGCGTGCTTGCTGATCGCAGCGCATGGCAGGTACTGGGTAGCAGGGGGAAGTTGAGCAACATCTTCCCGACGGCGAGCGGCGAGAGCATTCTCCCGAGGAGGTTCCCGGCATGAGCTTCCTGTCCCGGATTGCAAGCAAGGCAGCGTCAAGGATGTTCTCCCGGATCATTGAGGCGTCCCTGCCCCACGGCCAGCTAGAGTGGTTGAAGCGTTTCGGCAAACAGCCCGACATCTCCAAGGAAGCGCTCGTCCGCAAATACTGGGGCTGGACTTACATGTGCGCACAGGTGTCCGCCGCCCGGTTCGCCAGCACACCGCTCAAGGTTTACGCTGCGCGGGGCAAGGGCCAGTCGGTTGTCAAGAACTTCGCCGCCCATAAGGTGGATAAGGCGCAGTCTGCATGGCTCCGCAAGCGGATTGGCAAGTCCCTCCCACAGGTGATGGGCGCGGAAGAGTTCGAGGAGCTGGAAGAGCATCCGTTGCTTGACCTGTTCGAGAAAGTCAACGATCAGGAAAACGGATTTGAGATGAGGGAATTAACCTGCACTATGCTGGACCTCACCGGGGACGCTTACTGGTACGTTGAGCGTGACAAGATGGGCGTGCCCAGCAAGCTGTTTCTTTTGCGCAGTCAATGGGTACGGATCGTGCCGGACGCCAAGAAGTTCATCGGGGAGTTTGTCTACGGCGAGAACGTGTTTGACGATCCGGTGCGGTTCCAGCCCAGCGAGGTGATCCATTTTAAGTACCCCAACCCGACCGACCCCTGGTACGGTATGGGGCCGGTGCAGGCCGCCGCCTACGCGATAGAGGGCAACGAGATGCGCGAGAAGTTCATGATCGCAACCATGGCCAACATGGCGCGCCCTGATCTGATCGTCAAGTACGTTGAGGGCGCGTTGGAGCCCAAGGAGCGCGGCGAGCTGGAGCGCGAATGGAACGCCATGTTCCGCGGCCCGCAGAACGCAGGCAAGGTCAAGATCACAGACTTCAGGTACGAGATCGACAAGGTGGGGTGGACGCCACAGGAGCTGCGGTTCAACGAGGGCGAGGACTGGATCATGAAAAAAATCTGCGGCGCGTTCCCCGTGCCAATCGGCCTGGTGGACACTTCCCAGATCAGCCGCGCACCGAGAGCAGGCATGGAAGGCGCAGACCTGTTTATGGCGCAGTTCAACACGTTGCCGCGCTGCACCCGCATCGAGGAAAAATTGAATGAGCAGCTTTGCCCCATGTACGACGACCGGCTGTTCGTGGCCTTCGACAACCCAGTGCCCAAGGACAGGCGGGAGCAGCTCAACGAGGACGCCACCAAGCTCGGCGTGTGCCTGACCACGATCAACGAAATCCGCAAGCGCGACGGCGACGACCCCGTCGAATGGGGAGACACGCCGATCATGCTCCAGCAGATG